AGTTGCAAAACTGGCTTAATGAGTCGTATTTGCAAATAGTATTATTAAGACCTGATGCCAGTTCTAAGACTGGTACTTTTACTTGTGTTGCTGGAAGTAGGCAATCAATAACATCAGGTTTCTCAAGTGCTCTACGGTTACTAGATGTAGTAAGGAATTTAGCATCTAGCTCAGATAAGAAAGTAGTTCGCCTTATAGATAGAAGTGTTTTAGATGACCAACGTCCCACTTGGCATACAGAAACAGGTAGTGTTAATACTCAGAACTATACATTTGATATAAGACAACCAAAAGAATTTTTCGTGTACCCACCAGCTACAACTTCTACTCAGTTAGAAGTAGTGTACGCTGATTTACCTGGGGCGCACAGTCTTAGTGCTTCTGCACTAGACCCAACCGGTAGTAATACCGAAGTTATAAAAGTCGATGATACATATTTAAGTGTCATTACTGATTGGATACTATACAGAGCTTTCTCCAAAGATGCCGAGTTTGCAGCAAATGCTGCTAGAGCAGGTGCTCATTACCAGACATTTATGTCGTCTATAGGTAATAAGACGCAGAGTGATGTAGGCTCTTCACCTACGGAGGCAGTGTAAATGGCTACTACTTTATGGGCAAGTTTTTACCCTTATGTACAACCTTATGTTCCTGGGTGTCCAGAAATCGTTATACAGTCGCACTTACAGGAGTCTGCTGCTGAATTTTGCGCTGAAAGTGAGGTTTGGAGATATACCATAGAACCAGACTATACTAGCAGCGGAGACTCAGATTATGAGATAGATGTTACTAAGGGTACACTTTTAGAAAATATAATGTACTTATACTTAGATGGAAACATGATGCAGAGAGTGTCCGAAAGGCACTTTAAACCAGCTACCAATAAAGATGGCACCGCTATAAAAGGCACTCCAACGTACTTCTCTGTGCTTGATGATAACAGTATTCGTTTATACCCAACCCCAGACCAGAAGTATACGTTTAATGGTCTAGGCGTACTTAAACCAAAATTATCTGCTACTGGAGTAGAAAGTTTTATTTTTGACACTCATGGTCGCGCTATAGCGGCAGGAGCAATTGCTAGACTTGCGGAGATTCCTAATAAAGAATGGAGTAACCCTGACCTAGCTATGCAGCATCGTATTGATTATGAGCGTAAAATTTCTAACGCTAAAGGAAGAGACACTAGAAGAGTTAATCTTCGCGTGGCTTCTGTAGGCTTTGCTGACTAGGAGGATAAATGGCTGAAACTTTTAAATATGTTCAAGGTGATACCGGCCCTCAGCTGCGTATAACCCTGACTGATGAAGATACAGGCACCGCAACTGACTTAACAGGTGGTACTGTGAAGATGCACTTCAGGGCTGCAGGTTCTACTACTTTACTGTTTACTAAAACTCTAACTATTAGTTCCCCTGCTAGCGGAGGTATTGTGCTCGTTTCTTGGGCATCTGGAGAGTTAGACCAAGACCCAGGAACTTACCATGGCGAGATAGAAGTAACACGTAGTGGAGGCGTTGTAGAGACGTTGTATGATGTAATTAAATTCAAGATTAGGGAAGACTTCGCATGAATCTAAAGTCAGTCGTAGCAATTGCTGCCCTTAAAGCCGCGTATAAGCGGTTAGGGATTACAGCTTCTGTAGCGCCTGACCTTTCTGATTCCGCTATAAAAACTCTAGGTATTACATATAAAGCCAAGCTTCTACCTATTCTTATGGCTGTTGAGCTAGGTTACTTTATTACTGAAATTGATGTAGATGGTAACGCTTTTGTACATGACGGCACAGGTGCAGAAGATGGTCTAATTTATACATTCTTAAAAGGATTGTCTGATAATTCAGCTTTAGTTGATGATGCAGTGTTTGCATTCAATAAAGTTATAAATGACGCACCAGGTGTTACACATACAGAAGTCTTTGATTTTTATAAGAATATTGCTAATGAAGCTGCAAATGCCGCAGATGCACATGTATTAGATTTAGGTAAACCTCTAACAGACGGTTCCGGAGCTGTAGATGTTTACACGTACGCAGCAACTAAAGCATTAACTGACAATCCAGGTGTTGCAGACTCAATGGATTACGAGCAAGGAAAAGCGTTTGCAGAAAGCCCTGCATTAACTGACGCAGTTGTAAATACTTTCTTCAAAAACCCATCTGAAGCACCTAACTTTACGGATTCTGCTGTTTTTGCTAGAGGTAAAAGTCTTAGTGATACTGTCTACGCTACGGATGATGTTGACGCAAATGCGTCGATTGACGATGACCAAGAAATGCAGTTTGCTAAAATTACTAGTGAACTACCGTCTGTAAGTGATGTTATTGCAATCGTCGCTGCCTTTACAAGAAGCTTTACAGAATCACCTGCTATTACAGATTCAGACACGATTGAAACGGGTAAGAATGTAGCTGAAAATCCGTCAATTAGTGAAACGCACCATTATAATTTTGATAAACTATTAGGGGATACACCTGCTGTTGATGACGCTTTTGCGCTGCAAGTAACGTTAAACCCTTTTAGCGAAGCGCCAGGTGTTACAGATACACCTAGTGTGGTGCCTAACAAAATTGTTTTAGAAACGCCCTCGTTGACCGACGCGGGGTCGTTACGAAGTCAAGGATACTGCGACTTCACCTTTTTTGAGGAAGACTATGTCGGGGCTTCCAGAACATTTTAATAGGAGTTTGTTATGATTAACGAAAACTTGAAGCTCTCCGGTCAGTTAGGAATCGTCCTTAGAGACAAGGACGGTAACATAAAGGAGGAGCGCACAGAGAAAAACCTTGTAGTAACTACAGGTCTTAATTATATTGCGTCTAGAATGAAGGACGCGACAGCTGATGTAATGACGCATATGGCTTTAGGATCAGGTACTACAGCCCCAGCAGCAAGCCAAACAGACCTTGTAACTTTATTGGGTGCTAGAGAAGCTTTGGATTCTACTACTGTAACTGCAAATGCCGTTGCTTACGTAGCGTCTTTTGAAGCTGGAGATGCAACAGGTGCTGTAACTGAAGCAGGAATTTTTAACGCTTCATCTGGTGGAACCATGTTATGTCGTACAAAGTTTAACGTTGTTAACAAAGCAGCAGACGATACTATGACTGTAACTTGGACAATCACTTTATCAGCTTCTTAATGAGAATAGGTGTAATTTATGTCTACGATAGTAAATCGAGCCACTAAAGGGTCACCGCTAACTAATGCTGAGGTAGACTCGAACTTTTCCAATTTAAACACCGACAAAATGGAGAAGTCGAGTAACCTCAGTGATCTTTCTAATGCTGCTACAGCAAGAACCAACTTAGGTGTGCCTAGTACTTCTGCTGCTACAGATGAGGCAATAGCTATGGCAATTGCACTTGGCTAGGAGAATAATATATGGCAAACACGTTTAAAAGATTTACAAGTAACAGCGTAGGAACGAGTTTAGCGACAGTTTATACTGTGCCTTCAAGCACTACTACGGTACTTATTGGGGGTGTGGTGTCGAACGTTACCTCAAGTACAATTAATGTAACTGTAACAGCTACAACAAGTTCTACTGTAATTAATTTAATAGGTGAAGATACGCCTATACCGGCAGGTACAGCGCTATCGTTTATTGACGGTAAAGTTGTACTAGAAACAGGAGATATAATTAAGGTAAAGAGTTCAGCAGCTTCTTCGCTTGATACTCATTTATCTGCTATGGAGATAACCTAATGAGTGGATACATTGGCAAAGGGCAACCAGTAGCAATAGATAGTAATTCTGTTGAGACAGTTGATATTATTGATGATGCGGTTACAAATGCCAAAATAGCGACAAATGCAGTCACTGGTGACAGTATTGCTGCTAACGCTGTAGGGTTATCTGAATTAAGCGCCTCTGGTACTGCAAGTAGTTCTACGTACCTTCGAGGGGATAACACCTGGGCTACAGTAGCATCAACAGTATTTCCATTTTATAAAGCCGATGGTAGTTCAGACACAATAGCAATAACTAACGGACAGTTTCCATTTTTTAAAGCAGATGGCAGCGCAGATAACATAGGAGTTTCATAATGGCAGATAAAATACCCGTAAAGGCGATATACACAGGGAGTGATGTAACATCGCTAGGTGAATATACAAGTAGTGATACTATTGCAGCAAGTTACATTAATGGAGTCCCTACGGGTTCTTTGGCTTTAGCTGGTGGAACAATGACAGGAACGTTAGTAGCTAAAGTAGCAACAACAGCAACAGACACTGATACATCAAATACAGGAAATATTACTTTAGATTTTAGTGCTAATCAAAACTTTGTACTAACACTAACAGGCAATATAACATTAGTAAACCCGTCTACAGAAGCTGTAGGACAATCAGGGTTTATAGCGTTTATTCAAGATGGCACAGGTAGTAGAACTGTAAGTTTAGGTACAGATTATGAGACTGCTGGAGCAGCAGGTCTAACTCTTACATCAACAGCATCAGCAACTGATTTAGTTCCTTACTTAGTTGTTGCAAGTAACAGAATTTTACTAGGAACTCCACAACTGGCTTTCGCATAATATGGCAATAGGTTCACCACAATGGATGTATAAGTCTGGAGAGGCTTATACTGTAGACAGAGTCTTAAGTTTGAACAAAGTCGTTC